TTAAACCAGAATTAAATTTGGAATCTAAATTTAAAATAATACAAATTAATGAGTTTAACTATTTAACTATGAATCAAGATGTTGATATGTTAAATAATATATGTAAAATGAATAACATTGATGTATTTATATCTACTGCTTTTACTTATTGTAATGTTATACCAACGATTGTATTAATAAATGATATAACACCAGAACTAAATAAAAAAACAGAAATTGTTATAAATAATCATTTACCATTTCGTAGTCAAGTTATTATACAAAGAGAAAAAGCAATTTATAATGCTTCAGCTTTTATTACATTTATTAATAAAAAAGTATCTGATGAATTATTATATTATTATCCTCATATTTTAAACAATAATATTCCTTGTGATATTATCGTTCATACTAATATTAAAACTGAAAATGAAAGTAAAAAAAAATTGTTTCACTATAATTCAATAGATAATTATTTATCAGAAGTTGAAACAACTATTTTAAAACCACAACCTTTTATTAATATTATATTACAATCTTATAATGAAAAAAATAATGATAGATTAAATGAATTTTTTTATTGTATTCATCAAAATTTACAAAATCCTTATGTTAAAATGATATATGATTTAGGAACAGGTATAGAATATACTCAAGATAATAATACTGAATTATTAGAACTGGTAAAACGTAAATATACAATTGTTAAAAATAATTGTGATGAAAATAATGAAAATAGTAATTGTGAAAATAAATGGCTTACATTTGAAATGGCTATTAATTATGCAAATAAACAATCAGTAAATAAAAGTTTAAATACTGGAGATTATTGGTGTATTCTTAATCTTGATATATTTTTAGATAATAAATCAAAATGGAATACATTACGAGGACAAATTAATAATGGATTTATTTATGCTCAATCTAGACACGAATTTATTGGTTTTGATAATAGTAATAGTAATAGTCATAATAATAATATAAATAGTAAAAAATTAAAAGAAAATTCAAAAATGGATAGTAATTTTTCTAAAATGTATCACGCAAATACACAGGATGCTTGGTTATTTAAAACACCTTTGGATTGTAATGATAAAAATATAGATTATAATTTTGAATTAGGGTTTTTGGGTTGTGATAATGCTATAGCTGAACGGTTTATGAAATCGGGATATAAAGTTATTAATCAGCCTCTTACTTATAAAATTTTTCATTATGATATAGCAAAAGGTAAAACAAGTAGTAATTTTTTAGAAAAACATAAAAAAGAAACAAAAGAAAAATTATATAAAATGATTAAGCCAAAAAATAAATATCCAGAACGAAAAGGGTCTTATTTAGTTCCAAATTACGACCAAATGTTAAATGTGAATAATGTTCAAGATATTAATTTAATAGGTTTAATTCAAAATTTAGGTGGTTGTAGTAATTGGGAACGTTATGAATTTATTAGTCGGTTATTTAGTAATAGAATTATTATAAATAATCCGTAGAACTTATACTTTTCTTATTTTTTTATTATTTTTTAAACATATATAAATTATAGAATTATAATAATTATATGATTTAATAGAATTAAAATATATTATCTAATAATAATATAAAACTCTAAAAAATTTAGATTATAATATATTTATTTTTAATTAATAAAAATGAAATTAAATACTGATGGTGTAACAATATCTATATTAAGTTTAATATTAATGGTATTAACGTGTCATACAATGAATTATTTATTTCCTAGAAATACAGATACTATAAATAATAATATGAATAATAGTTTGAGTTTGAATAATAGTGTGAATATGAATAATAAAACAATAAAACAATCATTAAATAAATTTTTAAATATTCCTAACAATACAGATTATAATAAAATATATTATCAAAATCAAAAAACTAAAACATCTTGTGATAATGAAGAACATGCTCATATTCCTATTCCTTGTAAAAAAACTTGTGATACTGAAGAAGATTATGCTTTATCTGATAGTGAATTAGCATTTTTATATAAATATGCTTATGAAGAAGCAGGAAAAGAAATATTAATGCGTAAATTAAATGGAGAAGAAACTGTATAATTTATTTATAAAAACTAAATAATTTAATTAAAAAAACCCATTTGATTTTCATTTATATATCTATTTATTGTATAACTATTTTTACTTGTAATTATTGTAATTGTAAAATTAAATTTATTATGATTAATATCATTTTTAAAAAGATAACCATCTGGTTTAAATTTAAATATTTTTAAATTTTCAACAATATATTTAGAAATAATACTATCAAATTCATACACTATATCAATATCTAACTCATTTTTATAAAATACTTTTTCAATATTTTCAAATGTATCTTTATTTTGTTTAAATTCATTATCCATACTATCTAAAAAAAAATCATTATTAGTTTTATCTTTGATAGAATATTCCACAATCATTTTTGCTATTTTCCAATAACCACTATCTTTTTGTTTATGATAATTTAATAATTCTTGTTCTAATTCCATTTCTTTTTTTTCATTATAAAACATATAGAATTGTTTATGTTGAGATTGTTTAATTTTATTATATGTTTCAGTCATTTTAATTATTATTAATAATAAATTATATTTTATTAGTAGTTTATAAGTTATTTATATTAATAATAAATTTATAGTTTATATTTTACTAAAAAAATAATATATTAAAAAATAAAAATTAAAACGCTTAAATAAAATAGAAATACAAAATATAAAATGTAAAACTGTAAAAAAATTGTTGAATACTAGTATTTTGTGTTTCGTGTTTCGTGTTTCGTGTTTGATAGTTTAATATTGTTTCATATCTTCTTTTTTAGTAACTGTCATTCTATACATACCGTGTTTATCTTCAGGATTATACCAATAAACACCTATCATAGGATTATAATTATTTCCTAAACGGTCAGTCCCAATATATTGTTCAGTTGCTCCTGGTGGAGGATTAGCACTTCTTAAATTATTATGAATTAAATTCGTTCCTGAAGGTGTAATAGGAATATTTGCCCAAGGTTCAGTTGATTGTGCGCCTCTATATAAACCACCATTAGGTGCACTTTCAGGTATAGAAGTATTAGCATCAAAATCACGCTTTTCTGGCATAACTAAACCTTCAGTTAAGGTTTTATAGGTTCCTTTTTGAGCACTAATATCCATATAAGGACAATATCCCATATTCATATCACCATTATTATCTTTTAATGAAGTAATGTTAAGTTTAGACATAGTTATAATCTAATTATATTTTCTTATCTATAATGTAATTATATTTTATTATTTATAATCTAATTATATTTTAATTTTTTATTTTATATTTATTTAATATTTATCTTTATTTTAATATTTATTTTAAAATATTTATTTGTTCTACACCATTATAATTTAATATTTCTAAAACTTGAGGACTTCTATAAGACCCACTTTCTCTATTACCAAAGGCTCTAGACATACCAACATCACATCTCCATACACGGTTATTACATATTGAATTTATACCTTTATTTGCTGAATATTGAGTAGTATGTCCTATTGCTATATGGGTGGCTTTATTATAAACACTATTTTTATTATTATATACATTTAAAATAGTATTAAGTTTAGTTAATAATTGTTTTTCTTTTTCATTATCAATATCTGTATCTCCAAATGCACGGTTCCATAATACACTATTATTATGTGTTTTTGTAAGATTATTATAATGTTGCTCAATATATTTATTATTATTATCTATACCTAATAAATACATTGATACTATATTATTTACTAAATCCATTGTATATGTTTCCATTGTTTCCAATACTGGACTACCGTGACAAAATAACCAATTACCTATTTGAAGAAGAACATAACTATTAGAACCTATTAAATTAGCACATAATCCAGTAGGTGAAAAAGCATATAATCTTTCTCTAAAACCCTCTGGAACTTCTGTAAATTCATCATTATCATTGTTGGTATCATTATGAGTATCCTTAATATCATAAAATTTATTTATTTTTTTTGTTTTTGATTTTTTAAATTTATGACTATTATTTTTTAATGTATTGGAAGCATATGGATATTTTGAATTTTTTTTATATGTTTTTATTAAATGATTTTTAAAACATTCAAATTCTTTTAAACTTACATAACGAAAATCGGCTTCAACATTCATTATTTCGTGATTACCAATAATACTAAAAACACGTCCTTCATTTTGTTTTGCTAATTCATTTAAATAATAAAATAAATATAATATTTCTAATGTTATACCTTCATCATTGAAAGCAACATCTTTTGTAATATTATTATGATCCCAGTTTTCTGGTCTTACTCTATCAATTTGGTCTCCTAATTGAACTATATAAGTATCTCCACCAATCCATTCGAGTTTTTTAAAAAACGAATTCATATTTTTTACTGATTTATCTTTAGGTAATTCTATTTTTTTTATACATTTAGCAATAATAAAACAGTCAAGTGTTGCTTCTAAATCTCCATGAACATCACCAAATACGATAACACGTCTTTGATGTGGTAATATATGTAATTTTTTATGTGCTGTATTTAAAAAGTTTTTAGATACATTATCATTATCATAATATAAATCTACTAATTTAGAAATATATGTATCTTTATTATGCTTACTCTCGTCTTTTTTTTCACTGTCTTTTAGTTTATAACTTTCTTTTATTTCTTTGTATTTTGAGTTTTTATCTTTAAATGATTTTGATAATCGTGATGGTATTTTATAATTATCTATTATTTCTCTATGTTGTTTCTTGGTCATACTTATTTTTATTTTTTTTAATAATTTTTTAGTATTGCTAGAAAGCGGTTGTATTAATTTGTTTTTAGTATGTTTATGTCTAATCATTATTGAAGATAAATTATTATATATTTAATCGCATAAGTATATATATATATATATAACATATAAATTAATTATTCTAATATAAAGACTAAATAATAAATAATAAATAATAAATAATAAATAATAAATAATAAATAATAAATAATAAATAATAAATAATAAATAATAAATAATAAATAATAAATAATTATAACTATTAATTTAATTAAAATTAAATTGTAGTTTAATTAATTCGTATTTTAATTAGTTTTAAAACAATAAATATAAATAATTTAAGCCCATTATAATTACTTAACAATGGAGTTTAATGAATACAAAGATGTATGTTTAAAAACAGAAGAAGAATTTATACATATACAGAAAAAAGATTTAGTTAATAGTGAAAATAGTGAAAATGGTAATAATAATAATGGGATAAATTACGATACTAATGAATTGAAAAATAATATACATTGTAATGGTAAAACTATTGATAATACAAATATATCTAATACAGATGAACCTACTACATATGAAACTAATTTTGTAGATTTTAATAATGACCCAGGTGGTATTATTTATAATATTTTACATTTTATAGATGATATTTATATTTATGGTCGCACAATATTAGAGAATAATTATATTAATTTATCTGATACAGACGATTTTAATTTAGTCTATCCTAATATTTATATAGGTAATTATAGCACATCTACAAATTATGAATTATTAAAAACATTAGGTATTACACATATTATTAGTGCTATTCCAACATTTAACCCACCATTTGAAGATAAATTTAAGTATTTACATATTGAAGCCTATGATGATGAATCACAAGATATAACTCAATATTTTGAAATTAGCAATGAATTTATTGATGAATGTTTAAAACAAGGAGGTAAAATATTAATACATTGTATGGGAGGTCGCTCTCGCAGTGTTACATTATTTCTTTCTTTTTTAATTTATATTATGCATGAAAGATTTCATAAAAAATCATTAAATTTAGAAAATAATAATGATATTTATAATTCAATTGAATATAATAAATTTATTAAAGATAATATAAAAAAATCTAATTACGATGGTTTAAATAATAGTAATGGTAATGGTAATAGTATTTATAATAATAGCAATAGTTATGAAAGAATAAATACAAATAATAATACTATGCCACACTTTAACGATAAAGAAAAAAGTTTTAACCTTTATAAAAAAGAAAAAATGCTTTCTGATGTAGATGAATTAATTGATATATATAATAAATTAAAAAAAAAAATTACAATTTATAAGAAAAATAATGATAATAATATAAGTATTGATTTTGATAAAACTAAAAATTATAAAGATGTTAATGAACTTAATCAAATAATAAAAAAAATGAAACTAGAAGCAGGACAACATTTTATAAAAGAATTAATAAAGTATATAAGTAAATATAGAAGACAATCACTTCCAAATCCTTATTTTATTAAACAAATTATAGAATATAGTTTTTATTAATATATTTTTATAGTGTATTTTTATATTAATTTTATTTTTATTTATTTTTAATTATTTAATTTAATTTAATAATTAAAAATAAATAAAAATAAATATCTACTTTAAATATAATAACCGTCAAATAAGTTCAAGGTTTTAAAAAGTGCTTTTTGTTTTATAAATTTATAAACACGATCGTTTATTTAAGGATAAGCCTAATATTATTACATTATAAATTAAAATATTAAAAATGATTGAAAGTTTAGGATTAAAATCATTTGGTATTTCTACAATTACAGGAGGATTAACAGAAAGTTTAAAAATATTTCTTCTCTACCAAAATGTGAGTGTTAAAAATACATTATTAATTAGTATTATTTTTAATTATATTATTGCTTATATTGCACAAAGATATGTTTTTTTTGGTGGTCGCTTTTTTGGTATTAGTTTCTTAAAATATTGGTCTGTAGCATTAGTAGTAATTCAATTAACACAAATATTATTAGAAAAATTAGAAAATAATAAAACTATTAAAAATACTATTGATGATAATACTATTAGTGAAACACGACGCACAATATATAAATATATACTTGTTAATATGTCTATTTTAATATTATTTATATTCGTAGACTATCCTTTGATTAAATCATTTATATTTGTTAAAAATCCTAATGATTATGTTTATAGTTATATTTTATATATGATTGCTATTATGATTTATATATGTTTTGATGGTAAATATTTTGTAGAAATATAAAGTTTATAATTTTTAGTATTTTTTATAATTTCATTTTTTAAGTTTCTAATATTAAATTAATATATGTTATTAATATATGTTATTAATATAGACTAAAATGTATAAAATTAATACTAAATCTAATCAAAAAAGAGATAAATTTAAAAATACTACTTTGGAGAATGATACTTTTATACTAAATAATAATAATTATAAAAATAATAATATTATAAATGAAGATATAAATAAAATGCATTTATTACCACCTCATTGCCCTATGACACCAACATCATATACAGATTTTTTTAGTGATAATACTACATTATCCAGAGTTGAACCTTATAAAACAGAATTAGTAAAGCACCCTAAAGATGGTTATATACATAAAATAGAATACAATCATTTTTATACTGATTTTAAAAAAGATGCTTTACATTATACAGATAATAATTATGAATTTATAAATAATACTAATAATCATTCTAATAATACTACTAATCATTCAATAAATACTACTAAATATATACTAAATGATAATAATGACGTTAAATTATATAATGAAACAAAACATAAAAGATATAATGATTTTGCTGTTCCTATGTCTATAAATGGAAGTAATAAAGTAAAAGATTTATATGATAATTGTAAAAATAAAAAAACATTTGAGTATAAAAGATATTCTACTATTGCTCCTCATCATAAAGAATGGATAGATAATCCATTATTCAGTAATGATATTTCAATTGAAACAGAAACATTAAAAAATAAATTTGTAGATGATAGAGAAACTCATACAATGGATATTTATAGTGATGTATTTCAAGATATGTATGCTATGACGATGTAATTATTTTTTAATTATTTTTAATTATTTATTTATTTTATATTTATTTTAATTTATTTATTTTAATTTTATATTTATTTATTTATATTAATTTATTTAATAATCTTTTACTATAAATATAAACTCATTATATTTATAGTAAAAGATTATTAAATAAATTAATATAAATAAATATAAAATTAAAATAAATTTAATGGATTTAGCATCAATAGAAACTACTAAACATTTAACATGGGATGATGCTATTGAAAAAATATTAAGTGAAATGGGTGATGAAGCACAAATTAACGCTTATCTACATAAAAAGGCACAAGAATATTTTACAATTAAAAATATAAAATTTCAATTACCAATTATTATTCTTAGTGCTTTATCAGGAACTGGTAATTTTATTAGTGCTAATTTTCCAGCCTATTCTGAATATATTATTTTAGGGGTTGGAGGTGTTAGTATTTTTACATCTATTATTTCATCAGTAGCACAATTTTTACAAGTCAGTCAATTAAGTGAAAATCATAGAATGTCTTATTTATCTTGGGAAAAATTTCATTCTACTATTAAATTTCAACTGAATAAAAGAAGAATTGCTAGAGATAGTATAAAAGATTTTGTTTCTTTAATAATACCCGAATATCAAAGATTAAAAGAAATTAGTGCTGATATACCAAAACATATTATAGAAAGTATTAAAAATAATAAGAAAAAATTAAAAGATATGCAAGTGCCATATATGTTAAATGGATTTCATCCTGTTAAACCATATCAAGAACAAGAACAAGAAGTGGAGGAAGATGATGCTGATAATGATGGATTAATTAATATTGGATCACTTAATTTAGATTATGATATTACAGAGGTATGATAATATTGAAACGCAAATAAATTTTATTATTGTTATTTTATATTTTATGTTTTATATTTTATGTTTTAGTATTACTCTAGCGTTTAAACTTTTTTTTAATTATAAATATTAGGCTTATCCTTAAATAAACGGGTGTGTTTATCATTTAATAAACACACCCGTTTATTTAAGGATAAGCCTATTATATAGTTTATTTAATCAATTTATTTAATTATATTTTAATAATTTAATTATATTTTTTTAAGTATAAAAAGAAAAATTATTATTATTATAATTATAAATAATAATTTATAGTTTATAAATTAAATACTAATTATTTATAAAAGTTAAAAGTTAATAATTAAAATGGAAGCAATTAATACAATTAAACTTCGTCAAGAAGTATCAGATATTTGTAATGAAAAATATTTATGGCAATTAAAACGCCCAGAATATCGTGCTATGAGTATTGAAACATTTACAGAACAAATGAAAATTAAATATGAGTATTTAATCACAAAATCATCTACTTTATTTGAACAATGTATTAAAGGAGAACTTAATATGGAACAATTTAAATATATGATGAATAAATTAGAAGAAGTGAATACAGGTAAAGATTATAATATAGTAAGTCAAGAAATAGGTCAAAAATTAGTTGATGTTTATGTTAAACCATTAATTGGTGATAAATCTAAATAAATTGTAAAAAAATAATTTATAGTTTAAATTTTAAAATGTATACTATTTATAAATTAGTTTTTTTTATAAAATGCTAATCGTGCTTGACGTATTTCCTCTTTTGTAAGAGGTTTTTCAATAGGCTTATTTTCAATAGGCTTATTTTCACTTTCACCTTTTTTTTCTTGTTCTTTAGCAATATCTAACCTTAGTGCGTCTTCATATTCTAAATCTTGTTCTTCTTTAAGTTTTCGTGATTTTTGTAATTCTTGTGTTTGTGTAGTAAGTTCTTTCATACGTTTTTCACGGGCATCTTCTTCTTTAATTTGATGTAAAATCATATTAATATACTGTTCTTCATCAATATCAAATTCATTATTTATAATAGTATTTGATTGAGTTTGAAGAGCAATATTAGATTCATAAGATTCTTGTAATATTTTTTCCATTATTTCATCATCTTCTTTTTTTAAATCTTGTTCTTTTTGTAATTTATGTTTTTTATCATCTTCAAATGTTTGTAAAGATTTTTCTTGTATTTCACTTAAAATTTCTTCTTCTGTTTGACGATAATCGACTAACGATGCTTGTAATGCTATTGTTAATTCATCATTATTATCACTATTATTTATAGGTTCAGGATTTAACTGTTGAATGTTTTCTATTTCATCTTCTGTTTCATCAGTTTCATCTTCTAGTTCATCATCAGTAATAGTTTCAATATCACGTTCAAAATCAAGATTATCATTATCTTCACTAGTTATTTCAGTGTTATTTGATAATGATGATGAATCTGATGATGCTGACCTATGATTACTTATTTCTTCAATAGATGCTTGAATTGCTCTACGTAATTCTTCATCTTCTTCTTCATTATGAAAAGACATTTTTATAGTTATAATTTAATGATATTATCTACTATGATTAAATTATAATAAACTTTATTAGCCTTATTTAAAATCAATTTTTATTTTTTTATAATTATTATTTTTTGTTTATCAAGAATAAAATATAATTACATATTAATAATTAACTAACTTAATAATAGTATTAATTATTATTATAAATTTAAAATTAATTGTTAATAATAAACTTAAATTTAAACTTAAACACATAAAAATGATTTTTAAAGATTTGATTTTACCTATATTAATAGGTTGTATTATGTCATTTATTTTAATATCTATTTTATACAATAATGATATTAAAACTAAGTCCCAAAATAATAATAACAATTTACACCAAAATTTTTCTAATATTGGAGCATTAATTTAATTATAAAATTTTCATAATGGGCTTATCCTCTAATAAATAAGTGTAGTTTGTTTTAGAGAATAAGCCCATTATATTTATCAGAATGTGTATCTTCATCAGAGTCCTTACCAGAGTCCTCACCAGTATCATTTGATTGCGATAAAGCAATCATTTTAGAACTGTATGTGTTAAAACATTCTAAGAAAATATCTTCTATCTTTCCCATCTTTCTCTGTTCCTCAAGTGCTGTTGCTATTTGTAGTTTTCATTTTGATGGTACACGTTGTGAAGTTCTTAATTCTTTGCGTTCATGAAAAGTCATAGTGTGAGTATTAGTTATCATATTTTTATTCTTTCTTGGTTTTTAAGAATAAAATAAAATAAATTTAAAATTAAAATTAAAATCATTTTTTTTTATAAAAAACAATTTATTCTATCTTTTACCATTTGGTTTTATATCGCTTATAATTTTACCTTTATCAAATGTAATTACTCTATCCATACCTTTTGTCATATCATTATCGTGTGTAATGACAATAACTGCTTTCTTTTTTGCTATAATATCAATCATTTTTTTTATTTGTGCTTTGCTTTGTGGGTCGAGGGCACTTGTGGGTTCATCAGCAATAATTATATTTGCTTTTTGCATCGCTGCTCTTAAAAACCATATTGTACCTTTTTGTCCTCCACTAAAATTTTGCCCTCCTTTACCAACTTTTTCATCCATACGTTTTCTAAATATCTCTTCTAATTCTATAAATCCATTTTCTTTCATAAATTTTAATATATGTTCGGCTGTTATTTCTGATGGTAAGCCATAAGTTAAATTTTCTCTTAATGTTCTATTAAATAATTTAGGGTGTTGAGGAATATAAATAATATTTTGTCTTAAATTATCAACATCAATTTCAGTAATAGGAACTTCATTAATATAAATATTACCACCTTGAAAAGATTGTAAGGATACTAATAATTTCATACATGATGATTTACCACTACCTATACCACCCATAATTGCTACTTTTTCAAATTTTTTAATTCGTAAATTTAATTTATTAAATAATTGTTCTTTAGCATTATCGTGTGTATAATCAATGTCTTTAAATCTAATATCTAAACCTTTTTCTGGATGTGGTATTGTTTTATTTTTATTTAAAGTATTTGGTTTAGGCAATTCATCAATAAAACTTTCAATTAATTCAATATGTGTTTTAGTATTCATAAAATCTTTGGCTGATGAATAAAGTGTTATGAGAGAACCTAAAATAGTATAATTAATAATAAATACACTAACTAGATTATTTACTTTTATTTTACCATTTAAAAATAAACTATAGGCTACATAATTAAGAGATAAGAATAAAAATATATTTACTATTGAAAAATATATTTTAAATTTACGATTACATAAACCTGAATTTTTTTGTTCATTTTTAGTATCTTCATTAATATCATAAAGGCGTTTTTTTTCGTCAGGTATTTTTTTACTGGTATAAATAGATAATAAATTTTGTAAAGCATCATCTATTTCTTCGTGACAACTATCGTATTTTTTTTCTACAGTCTTAATATTATGATTACAACTGTTAAAATAAAGACGAGATATTAAAAATACAACTGCTACACATCCTAAATAAATAAAGCCTAATGAAAAATGGTTTTGATAAAGATATACAAAATTAGAGATAATCAGAATACTATTTGTTAATATAAAACTTTGTATTTGATAAGATACATCATCTAAAATCCAAGGTAATTTGATTAATTTTGTAAGAATATCTCCTATTTGTAATTCTTTATAATTTTGATTATAACGGTCTATAATTAAATCAAAGAAAAATTGTCTAATATAGGCGTGAAATTTAGGCCATATATAATTATCTATATATGAAAGAGCAATATGAAATACTTGTATTAAACACCATATACTTAATAATATAGCAAATAAATATTTAGATTTTTTTAAATTAGCATCTTTTAAACTACTTATAACTTCTCCATAATAATGCGGAATCGCAATATTTTGTAATGGTAATGATATAAATGTTATTAAATAAACAATATACCATTTCCAATTTTCTTTAACAAATGTAGTATATAATTCATATAAAACTGTCATTTGTTTAATAATAATAATTTAATAATGTTAGTAGAGTTTATTTTATTTATTTAATTTTAATTTAGATTTTAATTAATATAGTTTAATTTATATTTTATATTTTTTAATTAGATTTTATATTTTGAAATTAAATTTAATATTGATATATATTATTTTTATTATTGATATATAGTATTTTTATTATTGATATATAGTATTTTTAGTATTGATATATAGTATTTTTATTATTGATATATAGTATTTTTATTAGTGATATATAGTATTTTTAGTATTGATATATAGAAAGTTATACTATAGTTTATAATTGAATTTTAAAAAATAAAAAAAATTAAATTTATAAAAAATTTATATTATTTAAAATTTATAAATGAAATTATAAATAATAAAATAATATAAGATTTATTTGAAATATTTAGTTGCTGTAAGCGAGACCACCCATACCACTCATAATGCGGAGAACGTTGTAGTTGATGGCATATATGTTGAGGTTCATCGGTTCTGTAATAGCAATAGAACCAGTAAGAGAATCTCCACCATAATTAAGTTGAAGGATGGCATTATCAATGCGAGAAAAGTTGCAAGTTCCGCTGGGTTGATGTTCTTCGGGAGAGAGGGCAAAGGAGTAACTATAGATGAATTGTTCACGCTTATCATCAGTATCTAATTCACTACCAACGCGGGGGACGCGGGTATGGTGTTCATAGTTTTGGACTTTACGGAAATAATCGGCATTACGAACAGAGAATCTATCATGACCATTAAGTTGAAGAAGAGCAGTACCAAAAGTATCTAAGCCTACAGCATTTGCAGTTGAAGAATAATTAAACCATCTATTACCAGTGGCAGCGCCAACGGTAGTGTGAGTAGTCATAGTGTGAGCCCAGATAAGTTCTTTAACGGGGTGGTTAAAGTTAAGGGTGACATTCTTGGTGGTGGCACCACCAATAATAGATTCAGCACCAGTAAATTGAACTTGTTCAATAAGGTATTCGTGGCTAACTTGGGCAAAACGGCGACGTTCATCAGTATCAAGGTAGACATAATCAACATAGAGTTTGCAAGTAAGACCAGATGTTACATTGGCATCAGTAACATTAGTTAATTCGCTAGCTGGGCGAAGTTCGAGATTAAGTTTGACTTCATGGTATTGAAGAGCAATAAGGGGAAGAGCAAGACCGGGGTTGCGGTTAAACCAGAATTGAAGAGGGACATAAAAACGACTTTTAGCATTTTGGCACACAATTGAACCAAGTTGAGCATTTCCACTTGCTTTATTACCAACCATATCATCATAACCAGCACGTTTACCTTCAGGTGTAGTGAGTTCAGTCCAGATATTCATCCAGTCACCATATTGACGGTCAATGAGTTGACCACCAATTTCGATTTCGGCTTGTTTAATAAGAGCATTACCAAAACCATAAGTTAAAGTGCTATCTGTACCACCCATAGCGGGGGTAACAACTTCAAGGTACATTTGTTGAATTAAATCACCATTACGAGAGATGGTGGCAGTGACACGTTTTCCAAAATCAGCAGTACCATTGAAGGTTTGTTCAATGGATTCTACCGCGAAGTTAGTGTGACGACGGTAAACCACCTTAAAGAAAGTAATTTGAGGGTTACCCGTAAGATAAATATCTTGGGCACCATAAGCGACAAGTTGCATAAGACCTCCACCCATTTTAATTAGTTAATATAAATAAAGT